AAACAAAAATATGGGTAGGAGTTCTATTTTACTCTTTTATGGGATGTGCGAATAAGGCACCAAAATCAAATCTTACTAGCAAATTAGACTCTACAGGTGAAGCTGTCTATTTTGTAGAAGATACTGTTGTTGACCAATCTGCAGGCTTGCAAGTCATTGAAGCCTTAAGCAGGGTCTATGGAAATGATCCGAATTCTATAGGAGGTTTCATCGGTAGCCCGCGTTGCCCTTCTTTCTTGGAAGGTATGTTCTTTGACGGTTCCACGTTGGTTTTTCAGGTAAGAGGTGACACAGCGCATGCAAGGCGAATTTTGGAATCTACTGCCGGTAGCAAAGCTTTTCGACTGGAGCAAGTTACTGAAAGTAATTATTCACAGCAACAACTTATGAGCATCGTAGACGAGTTGAACCAGCGGTTTGACACATTGACAGACAAGAAGCTGAAAAATAATATGACCAGTTGGGGTGTAGGATTACGGAATGTTGAAGTCAGGTTTATTCTCAACACTCCCGAAGCCCGACAAGCATTCCGGGAAAAACTCATGGATTCTCCCGCCATTCGTTTTGAAGGACCGGAACAGCCGATAATAAATGAGCGAATTAGTATAACTGATACGCTCGGTATTTCCCTGCATCCGGAATATTCCGTTTACTCCACTGAGGCATCCACAGCTTCCTTTGTTTTGCTAAATCAAGGAAACAAGAACATAATGTGTGGCGAGCATTATTTCATTACTTATGAAGACGAGAATGGCACTTGGCGTGCATTGCCCATCAATGACGCTGCCATAGATATAGGTTATATGGTACTTCCCGGTGGGCATCATTTGTTTACAGCAAATCTTTATCCCGAAGTTCACTCCAATAAACCGGGACGTTACCGTTTTTTCTATGAAGTCATGCTTGATGCTGATACTCCATTGCGTCATGACATATTGATGATGACCGAATTTCGATTGACTGATAATAAGCAAGAAATAAAAAATGCTATTAGAATAGAAATCCCCCAAAAACCGGATAATTATGGAGCTGGATTTATTCCTACTCAAGCTCCTCCAAAAGAAGATGAAGTTTATCATGTAGTGGATGACATGCCCGAATTTCCCGGTGGTATGGATAAATTGTTACAATTCATCAACGACAATATGCAATATCCAACCAAAGCCCAAACAGAAGGAATACAAGGAAAAGTTATTGTTCAATTCATCATAGACGAAGACGGTTACATAATAGAACCTAACATAGTAAGGAGTGTTGAGTCTTCTTT